GCTCTTGGCGCCCGCCTTGCGGAGCCTTCTGCAAAGCTCCTGCAGGGTTTCGATGTCCTCGTAGCGGAGGATCGGGGTGACCAGTTCGCACTTCTCGGCGTCCGGTCCGCTGATGCTGACGTCGCGCTGGAATTTCCACTCGCGGCCGCTGGCGTCCCATGCGCTCCAGGTGTAGTACCCGTTGCGGCGGGCGGTGTCCTCGAAGCGTCCCGTTCCGAAGTACCCGGCGGCAATCTGGGCGGCTGCCTTGCGGGTGATGCTGTTCATCTCGACCTCGACCCCGATGGTCTGGTTCTTGAGGTTCTCAATCTGGCGTGCGGTTTTCTCTGTCATGGTTTTGTCCTCCGTTTTCCTTGTGTTTTGGGGCTTTCCTTGCCCTTGGCGTAGTGTATTAATCACTCTAAACGGAGGATATAGCAAGTTATATCTGCCGGATTTCAGGGCATAAACCGCACAAAGATACAGCGCCCGATCTGGTGTATCTGCCGGTCTCAGACCTTCCGCACGATGTCCTCACCGTAGACCACGTTCAGCCCGGAACCGTTGCTCCAGCGCATCAGGAGGGAGCCTGTATCGTCGACCCCAAGCACCTCGCCGATGGTTCCGGGCGGAGGCGCCTGGACGTCGTCCATGCGGATTAGTTCCACGCGGGTGCCGGCGGGGTATTCCCGCCGTATCCGCTCGACCGTTTCTCTGGATGGGAAGTTCATGCCGTCACCTCCTCGGAGGACGCGGCCTTCGCCGCGTCCCGTTTTGCTTTCTGCGCCGCGCTGAAGGCATCGGCCTTTTCCTTGTTGGGGAAGGCTGCGCTGCCGGAGAGGTTCTTCAGCAGGAGCTTCCGCTGTTCCTTGCTGTCCGCGCCGATGAAGCCCAGCCGGAGCAGAAAGCCCCGGAAGGCGTACTTCTCGGATTCCACATCCTTCTCCGTGGCAGTGACACGCTTGGCTTCCTTCGCCATGTTGCAGATGGCGGCGATGAACGCGGTGTAGGCTCCCGTTTCCTCCGGCGTGGGAAGCGCGTCCCACCAGGGGAACCGGACCGTTCCATCCGATGCCTGAATGGTCAGGCAGTCAGCACCAAGCGCCTTCCTGATGAGCGCCGCCTTGCTGTCTACCAGTTTCTGCAGGCGGTCAAGGCTGTCGGGGCTGAAGCCGTCCAGCGGCAGGCTAACCGTAAGCCCCGTCTGTTCGCTTTCGTCGGCGCTGTCCGCCTCCGTGGCGGCTTTCTCGGCTTCCTGCGCGGCATCCTCCGTCTCGGCGGTGGGCGCGGTATGCTCCGCTTCCTCGGCGGCGGGTTCGCACTCGAAGCCCGCCGCGGCGATGGCTTCCAGAACCTTCTCGACCTCCTCGGTATCGGAGCGGTCATCGAAAAGGAGCGTCCCATCCTTGGTGACCGTGAAGAAGTCGATCTCGTAGTTGCAGGTGGGCATGAACTTGTAGACCGCCCTGGCCCCGGTGGTGTCGGAGATGACCTTGACCAGCGCCTTGCGCTTGTCGCCCGTTACGTTGTACCTGATTTCCATGTTGAAGTCCTCCTTAATTTTTCTCCGCGGGCAGTGCCCTTTGGGTAGTGTATTAATCACTCTAACCGGCTCATATAGCAAGATAATTCTGCCGGATACGCGGAGAAAAACCTCCCGAAAAATCAGTCGGCCAACTGGTCACAGTACACAATACCGGCCAATACGAACCACACGCACGGGAGCGCCACTCCGTTCCCCCAAAGGCGGTAATGCTTCATCCCAGGCAGTCGCTTCGTGGTGACACGGACGGCGAAGGGTTCCACTTCGGATGCCCACAGCGGCCTGATGCCCGAAAGCACCCCTGCCAAAGGAAAACCCCCGGAGCCGTCAAACAGGCTTCCGAGGGTCAGTGTCTTTCTCTCGTTATTCATGCTCCACCTCTTTCACAAGGTCTGCGTACAGGAGCCGCACCCCATCGCGCTCCACATACACCTGGTCGGCGTTCCCGAAGTCTTCCACGTAGCGGCGGAGGATGACGGATGCGTACTTGGGGTCCAGTTCCATCATCCGGCAGATTCTCCCGGTCTGCTCACAGGCCATCATGGTGGAGCCGCTGCCACCGAAGGTATCGATCACGATGCCGTTCTCCCGCGAGGAATTGGTGATGGGGTAGCCCAGGAGATCAAGCGGCTTGCTGGTCGGATGGTTCTCGTTCCGCTTGGGCTTGGCGTAGTTCCAGATGGTAGTCTGCTTGCGGTCGGAATACCAGGGATGCTTTCCGTTCTGGAGAAAGCCATACAAAATCGGCTCGTGCTGCCACTGGTAGTCCGAGCGTCCCAGCACCAGGGAATCCTTCACCCAGATACAGCACCCGGCGAGGTGGAACCCGGCGTCGATAAAAGCCCGACGGAAGTTCAGCCCCTCGGTGTCGGCGTGGAACACATAGGCAGCGCCGCCTTTTTCCAGCACCGCCGCCATCGCCTGGAAAGCTGAGAGCAGGAATGTGTAGAATTCCTCGTTCTTCATGCTGTCGTTCTGGATCGTCAGCCCGGAGGAGCTTTTGAAGGACACCCCGTAGGGCGGGTCGGTCACGATCAGGTTGGCACGTTCACCGCCCATGAGCGTCTCCACATCCCCGGCATTGGTGGCGTCCCCGCACATAAGGCGGTGCCTGCCGACCGTCCAGATGTCGCCCGGTTCAACAAAGGACGCCTTCTCCAGGGCGGCGGACAGGTCGAAATCATCATCCTTCGCCTCATCGCCGTCTGCCCCGTAGAGAGCGGCCAGTTCTTTCTCATCGAAACCGGCCAGCATGGGGTCGAACTCCATCTCGCGCAGGGCTTCAATTTCGACGCGCAGCATTTCCTCATCCCACCCGGCGTCCAGCGCCATGCGGTTGTCCGCCAGGATGTATGCTTTTTTCTGCGCCTCGGTCAGGTGGTCGGCGTAGACGCAGGGAACCTCTGTGATGCCTTCCTCCTTCGCCGCCATGATGCGGCCGTGACCGGCAATCACGTTGTAATCCCGGTCGATGATGACGGGATTCACAAAGCCGAATTCCCGCAAAGAAGCCCGGAGCTTCTTAATCTGCTCCGGGCTGTGTGTTCTCGCGTTATTGATGTACGGTATCAGTTTCGCAACCGGCACCCGTTCCATTTCAGACGTCATGTTCATCGTACCAACCCCCATTCCGCGAATGCCTCAAAGCCGCCGAGGGAACGGATATATTCGCGCGCTTCCTCCACGATCTCGCTGTAGGGCAGGCCGTCCACGGTATCGTCTCCGATGGCGCAGCTCAGTTCAACAGGCTGTCCCGTGCGCTGGGCTTTCAGGAAAGCGTGGATGTTGACGGATACGTCTGCTTTGGAGAGGTCCTTCCCATGAAGACCGCCGCCCGTGACGGAATCCGCCATGTCGCTGCCCAGCTTGCGGTTCGTAGCGCCGCTGTCCACATCGCTGCCGCCTGTCCAGTCGCCGAGCGGGTTCACCTCCGCTCCGGGATACAGCGATCTGAGGACCTGCGCCGGGGCGTTGCTCTGGCAGATGATCAGGCGGCTCCCGTCCAGGATGTATTTTCCGTCAAACGGCCACGCGGCATAGATGACGCCGGCAATCCGTGCCAGTTCTTTCTGCTCACCGCTGACGGGCACGCCCTTAAAAATGCCGTTGTCGCCGCAACGCACGCCGCCGGCCTGATTCTGAGCAAGATGTACGTCCTGCGGAACCTCGACATAATTGGGAAGGACGGAAGGTCCGGCAATACGGCTGACCGTGCTGTCAATCACATCTTTCGGAATGCTCACCGAGGTCTCCGCGATGATGTGACACATGCCGTGGCCGAGCAAAACCTCCACCGCGATGCGAGGATTCTCATCCTGCGTATAGGCGTAGTCCACAAGCGCCCCGGCGATGCGGTCCGCCACCTTATCCGGGTGCTGGGGATTTACTTTCTCATACATAGTCATTTCCTCCGTGAATGTATTTTTCAGTTGCCCCGCGCCCGGAGCAGACGTTCCATCAGGTCATCCTGCGGGGATGGACCGCTGTCGTAGTCCGTGGAACAGTTCTCTTTCACGATCTGAAATATCTCATTCCAGAGACGCACCGCCTGGTTCATATACTGGATGCCGATGTTGATGAACGGACTGGGGATCGGCTTGCCCGTGGTCGGATGCTTTCCGAGGAATCCCAGCTTGCTGGTCATCTCCTCACACTGTATCCACCGGGCGCTGCTCATGGCGTAGCGTTCGATCAGCGCGGGCGACACCTTCGCTGCGCATCCGATGCTCTTCAACCACTGCCAGGTTTCCTCATAAATCTCGGTAGCCTGCAGGGGATTGCCGTCCCTCTGCTCCGCTGAAAGGAAGTCATGGGGCTTTGGCATCTCCGCGCCTTCCACCTCCGGGATGTCGAGCATCTCCAGACGGCGGCCACCCGGATTTCCTGCGGCAGCTTTGTCCTTGACGGCGGTTTTCTTGCGCCCGGCTCCCGGCCTTGCGCCGCCCCTTCCGCCGATGTTGTTGCTTTTCGTGGGCATGATTTTTCACCATCCTTTCCAGGGACCCTTTAATTACCCTTCAGATTTCGCATTTTTCGCACGCGAGAGGGGGCGACGGTCTCCGTGACGCTTTAGCACAGAGAAGTGAACCCGCCCCCCCGGCCAGTCACGCTCGCCTGTTCCACGCCTCCACCGCCATGCGCTCGGCGTCAGAGGAGTGGTTGGGCGTGCCGTAGTCGGAGAGCTTGTAGCGTCCCGACCGCGCGTTGCATACGGTACAGCGCACGAAGGCGACGCGGGTGGTCTGCGCGTTGATGAAGGCGCGGTGCGCGCGCTCCAGGTATGCTTCACCGCCGCAGTGCGGACAGGGCTTCAGCTTGTAAAACATGGTACCTATCCTTTCTCTCAGTAGTGGTAAACCGGGTCGTGGTCTTCGCGCCGGGTCTTGACGCTGTGGCATCGGTGGCAGAGCGCCTGCCAGTTGCTCTCGTCCCAGAACAGTTTCGGGTCGCCGCGGTGCGGGATGATGTGGTCAACGTCAGTCGCTCTGACGTAGCGTCCTTCCTTCATGCACTCCACGCACAGCGGGTGCTTCTCCAGGTATCGCTTCCTCGCTCTGTTCCATCTGGAACCGTAGCCGCGGCCACCGCCTGACCGGATTTCTTCCGGGTGCTGGTCGGCGTGCTCGTCGCAGTATTTCTTTCCCCTGGGCGCCAGCCGGGGACAGCCGGGGTGCGCGCAGGGATGATCCGGGAATCGCGGCATGCGAAACACCTCCCTCAGTTTGAAGCGGAGAATGTACCAGCATTGCTCCGCATAGGAAACGCGCCTGTATGGCATTGCGCCTCACCGCTTTTCGTGGTATAATGCTCCCACTACACACCGAGGAGGTATCGCATATGGACAAGTTCATCCCTTACGAGAAGCTCTCCAAGAAGAAGCGGCGGGAGCAAGACAAAAAGCGCAGGGTCGCCTGGGGCTTCAGCCCGGTCACCCGGAACAGCCAGAACCCCAAGGCGTACAACAGACAGAAGGCACGGAAGTGGAATCGTGATGATTTCCCGACCGTGCCTTCTGCGTTTCCCGCGCTCTTTCACGATACCAGTATAGCAGGAATCGCAATGGGAATCTTATCAGATAGTGGACACGGTCATACCTTGCCGAACAGCAGCACGGTCAGGTGATCCAGGGCGCGGTTCTTCTTACGATAGGCGCTGGCCTGTTCGATCTGGTAGTGCTCGGCGATATACCAGGCGGCGTTGCTGCCGTAGGTGTTCTCGTCGTAAAAGGTTTCCAGCACATACTGCTCGTCCTCTGTCAGCTGCGCCCAGGCGGGCTCGAACCATTCCTGGTATTCCACCGCCTGCCGGTACCGCTCTTTCAGGATATCGATTTCCTCGATGCCGTTCAGAATGCGCTCCTCGCCGGCTTGCGGATTGTGGGCGTGGGGCAGTCCGTCCATGCGCACCGAACCGACGCCCGCCATCTTGTCCCTCTCCGCCGTGATCTCCTCGTCCGTGTGGTCAACGATAAACTTCATGCTGCCGCGGTCCTTGATGGCGGCGATGGTCGCCGACCGCTTGTCCAGATACTTCCACATAACGCTCATGGCTTCTACCTCCGAAAAAATAATGGATAATTCCCTCGGATTGCCATTCAGATTGTCAGCTGGGCCTTCACCGCCGCGATGAGGTTCTGCTGCGTGGTGTCCTTCCGCTTCAGAGCCGAAAGCACATCCCCGTCAACGGTATCCCCGCATACGAGATGGTGGATGGTCACAACTTCCTTTTGTCCCTGACGCCATAACCTGGCGTTTGTCTGCTGGTACATCTCCAAAGACCAAATCATTGAAAACCAGATGAGGATATGCCCGCCGTCCTGGATGTTCAGCCCATGCCCCGCTCCGGCGGGGGAGATCAGGCCAACCTGTATCTTTCCGGCGTTCCAGTCCTCGATATCCTTCCCGGATTTCAGATCCCGCGGCTCATAGCCCAATGCCGTCAGCCGTTCCAGAATCCTCTCATGGTCATGGCGGAACCAGTAGGCGACCAGCACGTTCTGACCGTTGGCCTGCTCAATCAGGTCTTCCAGCATATCCAGCTTTTTGTCATGGATTATCACAGTTTCCCCGGCGTCGGTGTAGATCGCGCCGTTCGCCATCTGCAGGAGTTTCCCGGACAGGACGGCGGCGTTGGCGGCGTCGATCTCTTCGCCTTTGACATGGACCAGAAGGTCTTCCTTCATCCGCTCGTACAGCTTCCGCTCGGCGGGCTCCATCACCACCTCATGCGTGACCGGCACGTAGTCCGGCATATCCAGGTAGTCCAGCGCCTTCATGGAAACGGTGATGTCGGAAATCCGCTTATAGATGCGGTCCTCCGCTCCCTTCAAAGGGATGTAGCTGTAAACGACGCCCGTGTACGGGTTCATGGCCCCTGCTTTGAAAAAGGCGCTGCGGTACTGGCCGATGAAGCGCCCCAGCCGTTCGCCCCGGTCGATCAGGAAGACCTCCGCCCACAAATCCATCAGGCCGTTGGACGCCGGGGTGCCGGTCAGCCCCACGATGCGCCTGATGCGCGGGCGCACCTTCCGCAGGGCTTTCCACCGCTGGCTCTGGTGGTTCTTGAAGCTGGAAAGCTCATCGATCACCACCATGTCGAACGGCCATGGCTGATGTCTTTTCTCGAAATGCTCCACCAGCCATTTCACGTTCTCACGGTTGATGACATACACATCGGCTGGCTTCATGACGGCGGCGGCTCTGGCTTTCGCGTCTCCCACGATGACCGACATCCGCAGAAAGTCGAAGCCGTCCCATTTCCGCAGCTCCGCCGGCCACACGTCCCGGCTGACCCGGAGCGGGCCTATCACCAGCACCTTGCCGACCTCGAAGCTGTCAAACATCAGATCCATAATGGCCTGCAGCGATATCGCCGTCTTGCCTCAACCCAAGCCCATATCCAGGAGAAGCAGAGCCTCGGCGTGTTCCTTCACGAACCGCACGGCGTATTTCTGATAGTCATGGGGTATGAACTTCATTTGGGCATCACCTCCTTCTTCCTCGTCGGATTGTCAATCTCGTCCTTTATCTTCCGCAGCAGCGTGGGACCGTCCGCGTCAGACAGCGCCTCGAACCACTCGGAGCAGAAGAACTTCGTAATATCCCTGACCTCGTCCTGGGCGCGGGCGTTGTTGGGGAACCGCTTCATCCGCTTGTACGCCGCCCTGAAATCCTTCGCCGCCTGGATGATGATGGCGTTCGCCAGCGCCTCGTAGCCGTTCACCACAGCTCCCTCCAGGTGATACTGCCGATGGCGCCGGCGGCGGATGACAGCGCCTTGCGGTCGATTTCCTTCTCGCGGATCAGCCCGGCGATGGTTTCCGACTGCCGCTGAAGTTCCTGCATGACCTCTTTGTGATGGGCACGGAGCCCTTCGGCTTCCTTTTCCAGATCCTCGATGTAGGCGGCGTCATCGTCGCTTTCGCTTATCCAGTTCTCAAGCCAGCGGCGCATTTCCATGCCCATGCAGCTGTCGACCAGTTCCAGGGCGTCACGCTCGTCAAAGAGAGTGTGGACGCTGCCGTCCAAAAGCTGTATCACGTCCGCCATGCCGCCACCTCCTCCAATATCCACGGTATCCGCTCCGGATCGTCCAGCACGAAGACCGGAAAGCCCAAAGCCCGGAGCTGCCTGTGCCGATGCGTCTGTAACGGGCGCGGCTTTTCGCCGGGCGCCTTGACCTCCACAAATCCGATACGGCATCCAGGCAGCAGTACCATCCGGTCGGGCATCCCGTCCGTGCCGGGGCTGACCAGCTTGGGGCAGACGCCGCCCGCGGCTTTCACCGCCGTCACCAGTTTCTGTTCTATCTGTTTTTCGCGCATATGATGTCCTCCACAGGGTCCGCAATCTCAAAGGCGGCGTAGATGGCGGAGTAAAAGTCCGTGATGGGTTTCCCCTTGTACCGGTTCGTCGCTTTGTTCCCGGCATGGACGCTGTATCTTCCGCCGCTCTCGCGGATCTGGACTTCCCGCCCGCGATAGGTACGGTGCCAGAGCCCGCGCCACTCATGCCGCCACTCGCGCTTCAGGAAATTGCGCTTCCGTTTGGAGCGGTTCCGCATCTGGCGTTCGCGCTCCTCGGCGGCGAGAATATCGCCCTCCATGATGCCGGCGCAGATACACCCCACGGTGACCGGCTCGAAGTACAGGTCGTTATCCATGACGTGCTCATAGCGCACATGGGCGCAGCCGCAAAGCTCACAT